CAGAAGACGAAGATATTTCTAAAAAACTAGACTTGTATTTTTCTAAATTACAAGATATGCCTTGGTGGATAACTGGATTATGGATTTCAGTCGTGGCGGCCGTATATGGAATCAAAGCAACTGATATTATTAACACAAAAAAAGGAAAGTAATATGATTAAAAAAATAAAACAAAAACTTTGTGAATTAGTTTGTAAAATATTTGGTATTACACAATGTTTGTGTAGTCACGAATGTAACTGTAAAAAGGATAAAAAATAATGAAAGGTTATCATAAGACAAAAAAAGGAACCATGGCTAAAAAAGGTCTTTGGTACAATATTCAACAAAAGAAAAAAAGAATCGCTGCAGGTTCAGGTGAAAAGATGAGAAAACCTGGAACGAAAGGCGCACCAACCGCTAAAGCGATTAAAAAATCACAAGGTAAAAAGTAATGGTAAAAGGACTAAAGAAAGTAGTTAAAGGTTTGAAAAAAGCATCTAAGACACATGCTCAACAAGCCAAGATAGTTAAAAAACACATTAAGAAAATGGAAAAAAAATAATGGCAAGAACCGCAGCTTGGCAAAGAAAAGAAGGTAAATCTAAATCAGGTGGATTGAATCGAAAAGGTATTGCATCGTATCGTGCAGCGAATCCTGGTTCTAAACTTTCCATGGCAGTGACAACCAAACCATCTAAATTAAAGAAAGGTTCTAAAGCAGCGAATAGACGTAAGTCTTTTTGCTCTAGAATGAAAGGCATGAAAGCTAAATTGACTTCAGCAAAAACAGCTCGTGACCCAGATTCTAGGATTAATAAATCGCTTAGAAAATGGAATTGCTAGTGGAAGATTTAGTCATCATACAAAAACTTCAAAAGAAATTAAAAGCGTCCTTTCAACAAATTGGAGATGTCATGATCTCCGGTGGTATTGACAATATGGACAAATATAAGTATTTGTTAGGTCAGGCACATGCCTACCAATATATATTACAGGAAATCTCTAACCTGCTAAACAACAAGGAGCAAAATGACGGAGACGGAAAATACGACGACAATACTAACGTCGTCAAATTCGAACCAGGAAGTACCGAAGATTAAACTTGGACTTCAGGATAAATACGAAGAAGAAAAGAAACAAGAAACAAGAGCACCTGAAAAGGAACCTCTTAATCCAGAAAACATTCAACCGGTAGTAGACCAACTTCCAGAACCATCTGGATGGAGAATTTTAGTTTTACCCTTTACACCCAAAGAAAAAACTAAAGGTGGATTAATTATCGCACAAGAATCATTAGACCGATTACGAATCGCAACCAATTGTGGTTACGTTTTAAAAATGGGTCCATTAGCATACAAGGACAAAGATAAGTTTGAAGATCCTTGGTGCAAAAAAGGAGATTGGGTGATCTTTGCAAGATATGCAGGATCGCGATTACCAATAGAAGGCGGAGAAATCCGTATCTTAAACGACGACGAGATTTTAGGAACGATACAAGATCCTGAATCTGTGTTGCATTACATTTAACATAGGAGGAGACTATGCCAGACGAAGAAAAGAAGATGGTAGATATAGATACATCAGGTCCTGAAGTAGATGTTGAGTTAGAAACTCAACAAGAGGAATCAGAAGTATCCGTACCAGAAGAAAAGGAGACGGTTACCGAAGTAACCAGCCCCGCGCCGCTAGAAGCGAGCGACGAGCAGCAAGAGACAAAGACAGAAGAACCTAAAGAAGATCAGAAAGACGAATTAGAAGTTTATAGTAAAGATGTACAAAGACGTATTGCTAAACTAACCAAAAAATGGAGAGAAGCAGAACGTCAAAAAGAAGAAGCAATTCAATTTGCCAGAATCCAAACGGAAAAAGCAAATAAGTTAGATAAAAAATATTCTTCTTTAGAAACGAATAGTTTAAAAACAAAAGAAACACAAATTGCTTCCGCGCTACAAGGTGCTAAAGCAAGATTGGCTCAAGCAAGAGAGTCCGGAGATATCGAATCAGAAGTAGAGATACAAAAAGATATTTCTAGACTTGGATATGAAGAAGCTAGATTGTTAGAGTTGAAGGCTGCAAAAGAAGAACATCAGAAGGAAGAAATCATTCCTACGATGAATAACTTTGTGGCTCCTGAAGCTCCTCAATCTACTGCAGATCCAAAAGCAGAAGATTGGGCATCGAAAAATAGATGGTTTGGTACCGATAAAGCTATGACTTACACGGCTTTTGACTTACATAAACAGTTAACCGATGAAGAAGGATTTGATCCATCTTCCGAAGAATATTATGCTGAAATTGATAAAAGAATAAGACTTGAATTCCCGCATAAATTTGTTAATAATAAGGAAAAGGCTGAAAACAATACGACCAAGCCCACACAGATAGTAGCTTCAGCGAGGCGAAGTGTAAATCCAGGTCGCAAAACCGTGAGACTCACACCTTCTCAGGTTGCAATCGCTAAAAAATTAGGAGTGCCATTAGAAGAGTATGCGAAACAAATAAAAATCATGAAGGAGGTTTAAGCATATGGAAAACAATAAAATGAAGACCCCTCGTGCGAGCGAGTCAAGAGTAGCTGAAAAGAGACCAACGACTTGGACTCCACCATCAAGTTTAGATGCACCCGCGCCAAAAGATGGATACGTTCATCGATGGATCAGGTTGGAAATATTAGGAGCTGATGATACGAAAAACGTATCTAGCAAACTAAGATCAGGATGGGAATTAGTGAGAGCTGATGAATATCCAGATCAAACATTTTCTACCATTGATACCGGAAAATACGCAGGTGTAATTGGACATGGTGGCCTAGCGCTGGCTAGGATACCTAAAGAGGTTGCAGAGGCACGTACGAAATATTACGCGCAGCAAACACAAGACAGAGAAGACGCTGTCAATAACGATCTCATGAAGGAGCAGCACCCAAGTATGCCTTTCAATAGTGAAAGGCAGAGTCGTGTAACTTTTGGTGGTTCTAAAAAATAATTTTTTAGAGATTCCAACAAAGTGATGCGATATTATTAAACTTAAAACATGGAGTAAATAACTATGGCAAATAAAGACGCAGCGTTCGGTTTTAGACCGATCGGAAAAGTCGGCCAGAATAAAGACAACCAAGGTTTAAGTGAATATAATATTGCTGCAAACTCAAGTGCAATATATCAAAATGACACAGTGCAATTTTTAGCTACTGGTTATGTTGGTGTAGCTGACACTTCAGCTGCGGTTTTATTAGGATCACTTAACGGTGTTTTTTATACTGATACAGCTGACCAAAAACCAAGATGGGCGAATCACTTAGCAGCATCCAATGCAGCTACGGATATCGTTGGATTCGTATCTGACGACCCATATGAAAGATTCGAAGTTCAAGCGGATGGAACCCTAGCAATAGCGGATATCGGAAGAAACACTGATATCGTATATGCAGCAGGTGCTTCACCAAACTTCGTATCTAAAGTAGAAATAGACTCGAATACAGCTAACGTTACTACAGCTAGCAAACAATTCAGAATTTTAGGTGTTGCAAAAGACATCGAAAATAGCGAATTGTCTAATGTTACGACATATGCAGCTAATGTAAACGTTGTTGGTATTATCAACGAGCATTTCTTGAAATCAACAACAGGCATATAATAGGAGAATAAATTATGGCTATATCAAGAGGACAACTAGTTAAAGAACTAGAGCCAGGATTGAATGCACTATTCGGCCTGGAATATAAAAGGTATGAAAATCAGCATGCTGAAATTTTCGATACAGAAACTTCAGACAGAGCTTTCGAAGAGGAAGTAATGTTATCAGGTTTCGCGAATGCACAAGTTAAACCAGAAGGATCTGGCGTGACTTTTGACAACGCACAAGAAACTTTCACTGCTAGATATACGCACGAGACTATTGCTTTAGCGTTTGCAATCACTGAAGAAGCGATTGAAGACAACTTGTATGACAGACTAGCGTCTAGATATACAAAAGCTTTAGCAAGATCTATGGCGAATACCAAACAAGTAAAAGCAGCGGCTGTATTAAACAATGCGTTTAGTACATCGTACAACGGTG